TGAAGCAAAAAATATAGTAACGGAAATGGTGTTTCAACTTGGGACTCAGGGGGTTAGAAATTTTAAAAATATGCTAGATGCCCTTGAAAATAGGAATTACCAAAGGGCGAGCACGGAAATGCTGGACTCGAGGTGGAATGCACAAACCCCAAATCGTTGTCAAAGTTTGGCAAAAATTATGTCTACATGCAGTTAGGAAAAGATTTATATAAGGCATTAATATTAAAATATGAACATGCTATTGCAGATGCCACTGCTCGATTAAAAATTTATTTTGAAAACCCTGTAGGAATTGGCGAACATCCTCAACATACAGAAGAAATGGATAAGTTATTAAGTCAGTTATCGGCTGCTCAAGATAATAAAGAAGCATTAGAAAAAAATTTTAAAAATATGTACGGATTGGATCACGAATAATATGGACATTATAAAAGTTGTTGAATGGTTAAAAAAAATAATAAAAACTAGACAAGATGCGGTAGAAACAGCTATAACAGCAGATGTAAAAACTTTAGAAGAATATAAGTATCTTTTAGGGAAATTACATGCTTA